GCTGATATTGGTGCTCCAGAGATAGTAGAAGATACATTCGACTACGGAAACCAGAACGGTATTTCAATTGGTAAAATATTTGGTCTTAAGAAGCCTAAGTATCATTCAGATGTCACAGGACAATCTGAAGACTTCGGTGTTATTAGATTAGATGTCGCATACTAATTGTGGTATATTTTATGGGTGGCTTATGAAAGTCACCCATATTTAAGGAGAAATATATGTGGATTAAATCAGAAGAGGATAAAACAGTAGCTTCAACATGGGGCGCAAGTATTCATTTAAAAGCAGGTGAACCTAGACAAGTCGGACATGACTTAGGTTTATTATGCTTACAAGCAGGTTGTATAGAAGTACAAGAATCAGAAGTTCCAGCAATGGCTCCTGCACCTGCAGAAGAACCAGTTGTAGAAGAAGTTATAGAAGAAGTTGTAGAACCTGTTGAAGAAGTTTCTATAGACCTAGAATCTATGACTAAAATACAATTAGAAGAACATGGTCGTACTATGGGCATAGAGCTCGATAGACGTAAAAAGAAATCAGCTTTAATTGAGGAATTAAAAGCAGCGGAGTAATACATTATGGCAGGGACACTTACAGGCGCTAACTTACTCAGTAGGATTCAGGACACTTTACAAGACACTACTAGTGTTAGGTGGCCAGAAACTGAGTTACTTAGGTATATAAACGACGCTCAGAGAGAAATTGTAAATTTTAGACCTGAGTCATCAGCTACTACAGCAAACGTGCAATTAGTTACAGGCACTAAACAAACATTACCATCAGGTGGATTAAGGCTAATTAAAATAACTAGAAACATGGATGGCAGTTCTGGTGGTGCTTCAGGTAAAAGGGCTATTAGAATAGTCAATGTAGATATTCTTAATACACAAGAGCCTAATTGGCACGATGCTTCTGCCGCCTCTGGCGATGCAGCTCACGGTACAAGTGTTAAACATTATATTTTTGATGAAGATGATCCGAGAAACTATTACGTATACCCAGGAGTATCTGGTAATGCGTACGTAGAAATCGTGTACTCAGCAGCCCCAACGGACTTAGCTAACACATCAGCTACAATTTCAGTGGACGATATATATGGAAACGCGATTATTGATTTTGTGTTGTATAGAGCCTACATGAAAGATGCAGAGTATGCAGGAAATGCACAAAGAGCAACAAACCATTATCAATTATTTACAGCTAGTATTGGGCAAGGTAATCAAGCGGCAGCTATTTTAGATCCTAATAATGACCCAGTTTCTAACATAGGCGCTGTTCCACCGATACTTAGGCAAAGACAACAACAAGGAGGCTAAGCCATGGCAAGTTACTCTTCTTTAGTTAAAGAAGTCCTACCTTACGTGCCTTTATGCCCAGATTCTTTAGTAGAACAAAACTTACGTGCTGCAACAATAGAGTTTTGCGAAAGATCAAAAGCATATATCCTTGATATAGACCCTTTTAATACAATTTCAGGGGTTTATGAATACGATTTTGATATACCAACTGGTACAGAAGTACATCAAGTCTTACTAATGACCCATGACGGTAACGACATGGACCCCATAAGTCCGCGTAGTCTAGAGTTAAACTATCCAGATTGGAGAAACAGAACCGGTAATCCTCACGTGTATCTGCAAAAAACACCAACTACTTTCTGGATAGTACCTGTCCCAAGTGGTTCAAAACAAGTTATTACCAGTGTGGCTTTAAAACCAAGTAGGACTTCTAACAATATAGACACAACAATTTCTAATATGTATAGAGATGCAATTATTTATGGCACTTTATATAGATTACTGAGGATGCCAAACAGAGAATGGACAGAAATAGGAGCAGCGCAAGAGTATCTATATCAGTTTAATTTAGAAATTACACAAGCAGAATTAAGGGCCCGAGGCGGAGACCTAGGGGTAAAAAGAACTGTTAAGTACAAAGGAATAGGATTACCAAGGAGACGGTATGGAAAGTACGGAAAGGAAATCGACTATTGAGCTACCTGTTTTTGCTGACATACGTCAGTGTTGGGACAAGGTAAAGCCAGGTATAGTTGAGATAATAAAAGAAAACCCTTACCTTACTTATATTCCTGAAGATGTTTACAGCGAATGTGTAAATGAACGAGCGTTTTTATACACTTCTTCTGTAGGTTTTTTGATACTAACTATGGAAATAGATAGGTTTACAAAAGACAAGACATTGTTGCTATGGATAGCGTATACTTATGAAAAGGGCGGACATGAATGGTTAGCCCATGATGAGTGGTTTAACGACTTGGCTAAAGAAACAGGTTGTAAGTATCTTGAAGCTAGATCACGAGTACCAGAAATGGAATCGTACACCAAAAAGATAGGATGGGAGTTAGACACACGAATTTATAGGAAAGAGATTAAATGAGTGGACCAAAGAAATCAGAATATAAAGCTACTGAAGCGGAAAAGATACAAGCTAAAGTAGCAAAAGCTGAAAAAGATTACTTTAACGAAAAGTATAGCCCATTACTGCGGGAGATGCGTGACCTTTCTTTAAAAGAAAATTATGGCGGTTTTGCAGCCGGTAGGGCACAAGCAGACACAATGCAGACTTTAACCAAACCTTCTTTAGCGGCAACTAAAGCTGTAGACACTTCTGCTGAGTTAGCTTCTGCTGCAGGGGCACAACAAATTATGGCACAAGGTAAAGGATTGGCTGCTAAAAGACAAAGACAGGTTGGGGTTTTAGCTACTGCAAGAGGGCAACAAGCTGACGCTACTACAGGTTTAGCTAGTGTTGCTAAACTAGAAGCTTCTGATAGGTTGCAGTCTGCAGGTAGAAAACAAATGATGAGAGAAGCGCGACAAGGCGCAGCTATGGAACTAGGTGGAACTTTATTTAGCCAAGGTATGCAGAACCTTGAAGATGGAAGTGGCTTCTTTGGTGGTGAAGCAAGAGATAAATTAGCGGCAGCCAATAAAAATCAAGGTTTATTTAGAGGCGGAATGAAAAGACTAGGCGATAGACTCGCTAAAAAAGGGTACGGATAATGGATTTAGGAGGAGCAGCAAGCATGAGTCGGTATTTAATTGGTAATTTATCAGATGTAGACGATCCGCAAGACCTTTATGCGCAAATGACTAGGGATGATTACGATCAGTACTTAAAAGATTTTAGGCCATTTGAAGAACAACTTTTAAAAGCCCGTAATGATACTAGTTTGATAGATCAAGCTAGAAAAGACGTACAGACTCAGTCACGAATAGCAAGTGAAGTAGCCGCACGTAATACAGAAAGGTACGGAGGAGCAGGTCTTTCAAATGCCCAAAGACAACAACAACAAAGAACTTTACAAAGAGGAACGAGCTTAGCAGCAGTAGGCAGCATAAATAATGCTAGGGTTATGCAAAGAGAAGTTAACCAAGCTACTTTAGCTGATTTAATAAACATAGGACAAGGGGTAAATAGAAATGCTTTATCTCAAATGAACACTGCTGCAAACTTACAAAGCCAACGTTATAACGCGTATAAAAATGCAAAAGCGCAACACAGTTCACAAATGATGGGGTTTGGATCCCAGTTAGGGTCAGCGTTGCTGACTGCTTTCTTAATATAAATTATGGATTTTGGTAGATTAGCAAGAGGATTAGGCGCAGCGACAGAGCAAAGTATGGCTACTGCACAGGGCGACGCAAGCAGAGAACTTAGCAGAAGCATAAAAGAAACTAATAGATTAAGAGTATTAAATGAATACGATTCTATTTTAGGGAACAATGAACTTGGTCTTTACACCATAGAAGAAATGGAGAACGGCGCTTCTAAAAAAACACTAAGATCAGACTGGAAAGATCAACTTGATAGGCTACAAGATTTATACCCAGACACGTTTGGAGACATGATTGGATATGAAAGCTTAATAAATTATATAGGCGAAGAAAATGGCGAGCCTGTTAAAAAGAGAAATAAAAAAGTTTATGGCCCACTAAAAAGACAAGGCGTGCCCAGTAGTGTAGAACTCGAAGCTGAAGGCGGTTCAGAATCCGCAATAGCAGCTGCTGAGACCCCGCAAGACATTTATATGATTCCTGTACAAAACCAAGAAGGTTTATTTGGTTT